GATCACCAGTTGTTGATAGCAGCGGTGCCGCTGTTAAGACTATTCACGACAAAACGGGCGGTGATTTTTACGATGACGCGGTAGCTCTTGATACTAACACCTCTAGCGGTCTAGGTGGAGGCGGACATCCCAGCGAATTGGCGACTTCCCCACCAGGTTATGGCGCGATTTTAGACACTTTCACCAATGAGCTTGGCAGAACTATCGATCCCACAGGGGCGGCATACTATAGCAGCCAACTGGCCAACGGAGCGTCACTGGAACAACTTATTTCTGATATAACGAATGGCCCAGAAGGTGCTAGCTATATTACTCCAGCAGAGCAGGCGGCTATTAACGCTGGATCTGGGAATAATACTGGCAGTTCTATTTATACAGGCGGCACTGGAGTAGGTCTTGTAGATGGCGGTCTTAATGCTGCTGTAGTTAATTCAGGCACAACAGGCGCGGCTGGAGCTACGACTGGGAGTTACCCTGACCATCTTAATGTTATCACCGAAGGTGTAAGTAGTGAGCAAGATGTCTGGGATATCATTAATGGAACCGCTGATATTAGCGGTGTTGATCTAGGTAACCTATTCACAGATAACAGCGATCTAGGCAATATTGGCGCATTAGACGACCTATTAGATGATGAAATCATGTACGAAGCCATCACTAGTGGTGGTGGTTATCCGGGCGCTAATAAAGGTGGTAATACAGTAACTAAAACGACAAATAAACCATATAGTCAGTCAGCCGCACTAGCTGACAAGTACAGCAACGCTGCTAACACAGGCGCTAAAACAGGTTACACATTCGGTCTAGCTCATGGTGGTCACGTTAAAGGTTACGCTCCTGGCGGCCCAGTAGTTGTGCCCGGCACAGTTATAGAAGAAGAAGAAGAGGTCATCGTTACGCCTGACGTTACTTTGGAAGGTGACCCCCTAAACATGGACGCCCTAATCGCAGAAACTGCTGCGCCTACAGCGGCCATGTCCCCTAATGTTCTAGCCATGCGAACCATGCTGCAAAACAGCCAGGGTACAAGGCAAGATGCAGGCATAGAAGCTACTCGTAATGCTTATAACCAAAGCACTGCTGACTTCCAGAATGTTATGAGAGATATTGCCAGCCAAACGAGCCAGGGTCCATCAGAGTCAGAGAAGTGGTTCCGAATTGCGTCAGCGTTTGGCAAGCCTACACAGTCAGGCAATTTCTTTGACGGTCTTGGCAACGTAAGCGAAGCTTTGGGCGATATAGCTGCCGAGCGTCGAGCGGCTAAGTCTTCAGGAAATGCACTGCTGTTAGAGAACGCTCAGTTTGGAATGAACCTTCTGAAAGAGCAGCTGGATTCAGCGACATCGCTGCAGACAGACGAGCGCAGCTATAATAGAAGACTTCAAGAGATGTTCTTAGAAACGGATGCGGCACGCAGCCTATTAATTGAAGAAAGAAAGTATGACATTCTTTCAGAAAGTGAAAAGCGCCAGTGGGAATTGGATAACAAATCAAAACTCCCTCAAACTGTTGCAGGCAAGGCCGCTTTCGATTTGGGTTACATAAGAGGAGATGACGATTACAACAAATATGTAAGAGATTATTACGAAAGAGAGCAGTCTAGAAGAGATCTAGAGATTCAGACTCTTTCAGATCAGGCTACTAGACTGACCACTCCTGAGCTAAACTTGGCTGTTACTACTGACGCATCGATAACAGGTCAAGATGGCGCTATCAAGCTTCTGCAAGAAGCCTTGGAATTAAACAGCAAGTCATACACCAGCACTCCTGCTGACACTATGGCTAAGTTTATTGCAGGGATAATATCTGCCGACGATCCAAAGTATGTGGCCACTGAGCAGCTTATGAACGTGCTGTCTAAAGGCGCGCTAGCGACCCTAAAGGCAACCTTCGGCGGCAATATCTCTGATGGAGAACGTGCAGCTAACTTAGATTTACAAGGCACAAACTCTATGAGTCAGGAATCTCGTGGAAAAATAATACAACAAGCTCTTACGACAATGCTTGCGCTGCGAGTAGAGACTAAGGCCAAGCTTGTGAAGATTAGAGATGGCAGCTACGCCACGCGAACCAAGAAAGATGGGAGTAAGTAATGGCTGATAATTATTGGGGAAATATGTCTCGCGCAGTTCTTGGCCAAGGTCTGGCCATGGGCTGGGGTGACGAACTTGAAGCTCGCATCAGAACTATGTCTGGCGACGAAACGTATGAAGAAGAGCTGAACATGATAAATGACAGCTACGATCAGTTCTCTGAAGATAATCCTGCCTCCGCTATACTTGGAGAGATTGGCGGTGGATTCATCCCAATGGCGGCATCAATGATAGCAACCCCATTTACTGGTGGCGCAGCGGCGCCAATAGCTGCTGCTAATGTCGCTCGTAGTGCTGGCGCTTTAAATAAGCTAAGGCAGCTAGGAACAACAGCGGCAAAATACGTTCCGAAGAACACCGTGGCGAAAGGCGCCCTGGTTGGAACTGGCAGCGGAATAGTTGCCGGGACCGGAGCAGGCAACCCAGGCGACCGGTTTGAAGGCGGAATAGTTGGCCTTGTTGCCGGAGCAGTTCTTGGTGCAGGCATCCCTCTCACAGCCAGAGCTGGTGGAGCTGCGTGGAATGCAATCAAGGAGCGCTGGATTGCTAGCGACCAGATGATAGACATTGGCGCTTTGCGAAGAATGTTTGATGCTGTTTCCACCAGGGGCGGCACCATGCAGGATGTCGTTAATGAGATGCAGGCAGACAGATATTTGGGAGTTCCCACCACAATAGGGACCGCAACTCGACCCCTTACCAACCTAACAGACGCCGTTAACACTGCTGGACGAGGCGACTCACCAGAAATAATTCAAGACACATTGGAAGAGATGAAGTCCGGATCTAGGGCCAGAGTTGGCACCCAGGTTAAGGACGCAATAACTGATGAGAATTTCTACGCCACACAAGATGCTCTAATAACCAATCTAAGGCGGAACGCTGACGATGTATACGATAAGGCGTATGCATTCGGAACCGTGGACGATCCGCGTATACTTAATTTATTAGAAAACAATCCAGCATTTAAAGAAGCGTATAGAAGAGCAAAAACTATTGCAAAATATGAGCAAGATGCTGACATGTTAGCAGGAGGGGACGGCTATAGATTTATGCTGCAGGGAGAAGGCGAGCTTCCTGACGTAAGAACTCTTGACTACATTAAGCGAGGACTAGACGATGTTATTCGTAAAGGATTCGATGGCAACGGAATGGCTCCAGCAGAGGCTAATGCTTTAAAGGGTCTACGCCGTCAGTATATAAACATCCTGGATGAAGTGACTGAAGTGGATGGCGTTTCGGCTTATCGTAATGCGCGAAATGTTTACAAGGGTGATATTGAAGTTGTCGAGGCTTTAGAGCTAGGACTTTCAGATTTCAGCAAGCCAAACTTTGCGCCGGAGCAAGTGGCCAAACTAATGCAAGAATTTAGTGAGGCGGAGAGAGAAGTTTTTGCAATTGGCGCAACAAGGAGCATTCTGAACAAAATCACAGCTCCAGCGAATGACGCTAATTTTGCGAAGAAACTAATTGGCTCTCCAGACATGCGGTCGAAGATGCAGCTTCTTTTCCCTGATACAAATCAATCAGGCTATGACTTGCTAGAGGCGGCTCTTTTAAGAGAAAAGCAGCTATTTGAGAGAAGCGGCAAGATTCTTGGCGGATCTCCAACCATGGCTAGAAGGGCTGCAGTCGAACAATTAGAGTCAAGTCCTGGCATGGCAGAGGCGGCTGGAGATGCAATTCAATCTAGCCTTAACCCTGTTACCGGGCTTTTGAGCATGGCTGTGAGAGTATTGCAGCGAGCTACCATCCCTGAAAAAGTTCAGGAAAGAATGGCAAAAATGCTGATGTCCGAATCTCCAGAAGAAGTCGCTGCAGTGGTTAAGCTTCTTGAAGACTATACTGCAAAAGCTATTCCAAAGGCTGCAAACATCGGTAGGATTGAGGCTACGTCTATTGTAGGCGCGTCTCAGATTCCAATAAGAGGTTTGTCGGGACAAGGTCCAACCTCTTCTTTCACCGAGGAAGAAGTAGCAGAATCTGTAAGAAAAAGAGATGCAGCTCGATAAATGCAGTCTATACTTGAGGAACATGAATATGAACAGGATTAATAAAATCTTATCTCGAATTGGCGCTCCAGTGTGGAGACTCTTTCAAACCAGCAAGCACAACCATATTGGTGCTGCAGTGGTAATATTAGTAATAGGCATACCAGTTATTATCTGGCTAGCATTGTAAAAGGGAATTAACCGTGGAAAACCACAAATTAACTAAAGAAGAATTAGAGATTGTCGCCAAGCGAGCTAGCGAGCTGGCCTATGACCGTTTCTATTTGGCAGTTGGTAAGTCAGTTGCCAAACAAATCCTCTGGATATTAGGAGCTGCCGCAGTCGCTGCATGGTACTTTATTTCAGGCGGTCCGGTCCCAAAATGAGAGCCGAGGGTACAGCATAGGAGAAGTCATAGTATGAACGATATGACAAGATTTATAGTAATAGCAGTTGGTGTAACATTATTTATAGTATTAATGGTGTGGGGCGTAGGTGTGGCAAGATGTGTCCCACCTTGTATCTAGTAGGACTGACGTAGAAGTCGGTGCAAATCCTTCTGACTATGAAGAGATACTGGGCAAAGAAACCTCAGACAATACTCGAAAAGCATACCCTTGGATACGAATAAGATGATAGTTGCATTATTAGGTAAGTCAGGCGCAGGTAAAACAACAGTAGCTAAGGCTATGGAGAAGTATGTTAAGGACAGCTTTGTTATAGACGGAGATGAACTTAGGGCAGAGACTTCTAATCATAGTATAGCTACCTCAGGTAGAGAAGCTAATATGCACCTAGGATTCTCTAGGGCTAGAAGGTTAGCTGACTTAGGCTTCACAGTCTTTGTTGCTATGCAGGCTCCTCTTAAAGAGATAAGAGATCAATACCTTGATAAGAATGATATTGAGATAGTAATAAGTAACATTGGAGATAATCCAAAGGATGCTCTTGGTTATAATGCCAAGTTCAATCCAGACTACTCAGGTGTTACCAAGTCTTTAGTTCTTCAGGACTTCACTCCAGAGCGCTTCTACGACACCTACTTCCCTAAGGTACTTGTACCTGCAAGGTTCCAAGGTTTCCACAAGGGCCACAAGATAGTTATGAAGGTATTCCATCTTGCATTTGGCGCCATATTAACCGGGTCCGTAGTTGGAGCGGGGAGAAGCAAATGATTAATAAGAAACAATTTGGCATAGTAATTTATACTAAATTTGGACTGTTTGGGCAGGCACTAGCAAAGGTCGCTCCCGCATGTTTAATGCTAATGGTCCAGGGTAATGTTCTGGCTTTAGCATTAGTGCACTGGATGACGGCTTTAAAGACAGCGGGTATCGTAGGTATTGTTTTAGTTGCGCTATCCTTTAGCGCTCGGACCAAAGCCATTAGTGATAATAAGTATTCAATGGCGGGTATGGTTGCCCTGGTGACCACCCTGGTGGATTTTAACATGCACCCTTCTAACTACTCAGGTGAAACTACAGAGGCACTCATGACGGGTATAGCGTCTGGTCTCCTATGGCTGTTGGTTTCATTCACGCCATTAGGCGCAGCGAAGAAAGCGGGGTAACGTGAGATGACCAGAATTATTGAAATGCTACGCAGGCACGAATCCGTGGAGACTCACGCTTACCAATGCCCGGCTGGGAAAACCACCATTGGCGTTGGTCGAAATATCCAAAAAGATTCAGGCTTAGGCTTGTCTGAGGAAGAGATCGATTTTTTGCTCTCAAACGACATCATTAGATGTATAAAAGAGCTAAAGAAAGAGTACAGGTGGTTTGGTGATCTGGACGAAGTCAGGTCCGCCGCAATCGTGGACATGTTTTTCTGTCTAGGTAGCACCAGGTTCAGGAAGTTTTTAAAAATGATTGCCGCTCTTGAAATAGCCGATTATTCCAAGGCATCGACTGAAATGCTTGACTCTAAATTCGCCAAGCAGACAAAAGGCAGAGCGCTAGAGCTAAGCGAGATGCTGAAGACGGGCATGTATTATGGCTGATCAGCTAGTGAAGATTCCTTTGATACTGGCTCCCGGTTCTCATGTAGCTAAAGAACTCATTGCTTCTCTGGTCGTTAGAGAAGATAAAATCTTCCATGTGATTAATGTTCCATGCCATGGTTGCCAGGAAGTTTAAGTCATTTGTAGAAAACCTCTCATAAGCTTCTTGAAGCCAAAGCTGGGTCTCCTCGGAGTCTTTTAAAGTAAAGTTATTATATTTAATAATTCCTCCTAAAGCTGTCCATTTCGTGAACATTCTTAATATTATGTCTGCTATTAAAGCCAGAGCGCTTCACATCCTCTAAGCTGTTTTTCTTAGCCGGGTCGTAAGCAGACTCGCCGGTTTTGCATTTTCTTATGGTGCCGCCATTCAATAAGTATACCCTAGTCTGGCGATCTATCTCTTTTCGCAAAAGATCCTTTTGATCCTCTTCCTTTTGATAAGCTGTTGCGGACATTAAGCGCCCCTCTTATTCACAGTTGATTCTTGAATTATAAGGCGGCCAGCCATTACGATCAATTGGCAAAATGTTTTGACTAGCCTCTAGATTCCAGATGGCGACCATCTCACAGTACTGCTGGTCTTGAGCGGCCTCCACCTCAAAGTCTGATGTTCCTGCCCAGACTAGCGCTGAAAATATAGCCACTGAAACAAGAATTAACGCCCAAAAATCTTTATTGTATTTCATAGCAAGACCCCTCATTAATTTATTCACGATGACCTACTATAGAGATCTGAGCTCTCGTGCTCGTTGTGAATGGCGATTACGTCTCCTCTAATACCTTGAGCACGATACATCTCAACAACCTCTCTACAGTCGTCATAGGCGCCCACAATGTCGTCTTTAGTGGCGCCAGTAGCTGCATAGAAATCGTGGAGCTGTCGGAACCTAAGCTTAGGCGCAGGAGAATAATCGTGATCCTCTCGCATGATCAGGCAGGCAGGTTCAATGTCGATGCTCTTTAGCCACTGCAAAGTGATTGGCGCGTAAAACTTTGGGCGGGAGGTGAGAACCACGACCTCGTAGTCATTCCCCTGCCAAAGCCACTCGTTTCCTGGAACGTCAAATCCAGACAGCAGGTGGTATTCATTATTCCTTGCCATCGGATCTGCTTTATTAGAATCGATCTTAGGCACGCGCCAAGAGTCATCCGAAATGGTGTTGTCGAGCGATAAAATAATGTACATCTAAAATTCCTTATTTTTTGTTATTGCCGCAGGCTTGCGAACATAATGCAGGCTCAATCCAAGCATTTCTCTTGCCTCAATTGTCTCCAGACTAGATAGGATGCGCTCTAGATTTTCTTCTCTGCGCAGTAAGCGGTCGTCTACAATACGCCCCTGAGACACTATCAGCCGTCGAGTAGACTCAAGAACATCTATAAGTTCTTTTTTATTGTTTAAATCCATAACAATTCTCCTTAATAATTTTCTTTAAATTCTTCGATTTCTCGCTCGACCCAAGACGTCAATCGACGAGCTTTTTTGGAGTCGTCATCATCTGACGCCAAAACTACCATGACGTAAGAGATGCGATCTCGACGTATCTCTTGCTCTTCTTGCTCTTTAATCTCAAGAGCCTTCTCTTGCTCATCGAGATAATTATTCAAATCGTAAGTGACTCTGTCCATGGTGTATGGCTCCTGTGCCTTAGTAAGATGTGTTGTCGTCAACGTAATGCTTCCAAATAGCCTCGTCGTCATAGGCGGCCTCGAACACTGAGAACAATGATTCAAGAGCGTGCTCCCTAGCCACAGGAGCCTGCTCCTCTAGCGGCTCGTCTCCCCTGCGGAAAAGCATTGAGACGATTTCTTCCATCTCCTCAACTTCAAGCTCTTCAATAAGGTCTTGAACGGTAACCTTATTATTGTTTATAAATACTGAGCCAGTTGTTTGCAGCTCCCAAAACATTTCATCGCGCGTTTCAGTAACTTCTGACTCGTAGTCATAATCGTCATCGTATGGATTGTTCACTTTACTTCTCCTCATCGTTATTTTTTGGGAGGATAAATTCTCGGTAATCTTGTACCGTCATATCCAGTTCCCTTGCTTCTAAATAATCATTTATTCCTGACCGTGCTTTAATAGTTTGACGGCTTTTTTCAGTGTTAAGAGCCTTGGCTCGTCGAGCAATAGTCTTAGCATCAGTTTCAGATACATAAGTCCTTTGGTACGGATGTGTCTTGCTCATGTGATTCCTTATGAGTTTTGATAGTTAATAGCTTTAACGGACATCTTGATGCCCTCCCAGCCAGTCTGGGCGATCCTAACAGCTGTACTGGCTTGAGCTGTAGTGGCGCGAATGCTCCACTCGTCTGCAGCAAATTCTACTGCAGCCTGGTGAGCCTTCTTCCACTCACAAGAAAACTCGTAGCTTGTTAGAGCTGCCTCAGCCATTTGCTGGATTTCAAACTCTGACATATAAGATGATTTCATGTGGTGCTCCTGGGCCGAGGCCCGTTATTGATTAAGGTAGCGCGCGTATTTTGCTTGTAATTCCAGTGCTTCTTCTTGCGTGATGTAATTATGAGGGGTTGGCGCAAACTCTAACGCCTCTGCCTCTTGACGGGCAATAAGAACCTGTTCATCAGGGTCGATGTACATGATGGTTGAGGGCTTGTTTGGGGCTTGATATGGCATGTGATGCTCCTGGGGCCGAAGCCCCGTTTGGTTGATTAGGAAACTAAAAAGCTTTTTAGGTGACAGCCTTTGTAGTAGCTATCTATCGACTTTGAGAAAGTGAAGTTGTTACCAAGACCATCGCCCCTAAAGTTGCCATTAACACCGATGCTGTATAACTGAACCATTGTTGGCTTGCGGGTAGAATTCTGCTTGATAACTTCTACTTCACCAGACTCAAGAACTGCCTCAATGCGAAAACCCTTTGGAGTCTCGATAGCCTGGATGCGGTTAATCATGCTTGCTAATTCAGTATTCATAATGTATTACCTTTTATTTGTTTATTTACTTAACTTAGGACCATTATACACTATAAGGTGAGGTTGTAAACCTTTTGTGCAACTTCTTTTGCACTATCTGCACCTTTACACACAAATACTTGATGACCAATCCCCTCAAGGTAGGCCAGCCAGTCCTTTTGTTTCTCGCTAACACTGCCTCCCTTGGACCGCTTCATCTCGATCCAGGTGTTCCAGGCCGGTATAAAAAGGTCCGGCACCCCGGCGGATACGCCCTCCGCCTTCAGCCTGGCACCTGCACTCTGGGATCTGGCCTCGCCATTGGGGATGGCAAATATCCTAACACCAGGGTAGCTTTGCCTAAACCACTGGATAAAGGCGACCTGCTCCTGGTGCTCAGTAGGGATCTTCAGAACGGGATTATCGGAAACCACTCCTCGCACTGGTTTAGCTGTTGTGCGAAATCTTCTGGTGGTTCGATTGAATATTCTCGGCATGTTCCTTCCTCGGTGTAGCTATCACACGTGTGGCAGCATTTCGGTTCCTTGATGTCCCGCAAGGCGTTAACCTTGTCATAATAATCACTAACTATTTTGGGCTGCGGATGTCGCATAATTCCTCCGTAATATATTAAAGTATTTGCCGTTCTTCTCGTAATCAATCTCAAAAGGCGGCCTGGACTCGTTAAATGCCACAGAAGCTTGGTGCAGGCCGTCAGCGGCGATTAGCTCCTGATGGCACCCGCTAGCATGGGCGATTTTATTTATCTCTCCTATAGCCTTCTGGCCAGCGTATCCGCTGTGCATCACACAGAAGTATTCGCTGATCGGCTTATCACTGAGCGATGGACCGTAATAAGTAGCCCTTAGCATCTCATTGCCAGCTCGGCTGGTGTATTCGCACCAGTCCCAGCTCGACACCACCATCGTCAGCTCGCTGTCGGTGCCCATGATGCAGTCGTCACGCAGCTGCATGAGAGGCTTGTTGTCGCTCTCTGGAAATTCGTAGCCGCAAGCCGGGCAGGTCATCACAGAGATGTGGACAATTTCATTGCACCCGTCACACACTTTTACTGGTGCCTCGCCTGCAACGCTACCCGCTTTTTCAGGTGGCCGCACCCTGGTTATTGGGCCGTGAGTTTCTATATTCCCGGCAAAGTCGAGCACCAGGCAGTGCTTGGTATGTTTTTTAGGCCTGAGACCACGGCCAGCCATCTGCATATAAAGGGCAGGCGATAGGGTTGGGCGCAGCATCACGATCAAGTCAAGGTCAGGAAAGTCAAAGCCAGTCGTCAAAACATTGGCGTTAGTCAGCGCCTGGATGTCGCCCGCCCTAAATCGGCTAATAATATCCTCTCTCTGGGCCAGGGAGGTATTGCCCGTAACGCATGCCGCATTAATACCCATGTCATTTAAGTCCTCGGCTATATGCTCGGCATGGGCAACACCCGTGCAGAAGAATAGCCAGTGCTTATAATTTTGGCCCCTGCTAATTACCTCGTCTACGACCTGCCCATTTATGTCGTCATTATCCACCGCAGCCTGCAGTTCGGATTCGATGTACTCGCCGCCGCGCTTATGAACGCCACCAACATTAAGTCTGGCTACCGTTCTTTTGCTTTGCAGCGTGGCTAGGTAGCCCTTGTAGATTAATTCTTCCAGTGTCACAGGCTCGATGCGGTCATCAAATAGGGCACCATCCTCATCGATGTAACCATGGCCAAGCCTAAATGGTGTGGCCGTTAGCCCTATAACCCTAATGTGAGGATTAATTTCAAACAGCTGTTTGATCAGCTCCCGGTAGCCGCCCTCTTCTTTATGGGAGATAAGGTGGCACTCGTCAACGATGATGAGGTCAACGTGCCCGATGTCTGGCGCACGCTTACGAATAGACTGGATGCCAGCAAAGGTGATCGGCTCAGATAGATTCTTCTGCCGCAGGCCAGCACTGTAGATGCCCATGGGAGCGCCAGGCCAGTGTTCACGCATTTTGTTGGCGTTCTGCTGGATCAACTCCTTCACGTGAGTAAGCATAAGTACCCTGGTCTCTGGCCACTGAGTCAGCGCGTCTTTACAGAGCGCCGCTACAATGTGGCTCTTGCCGCTGCCAGTTGGCAGAACCAGGCACGGGTTGCCCTGGTTATTTCTTAACCAATCGTAGAGCAGGTCAATGGACCGCTGCTGGTAGTCTCTTAATTTCACTCAACTATTCTCCCGTTGAATGTCTTCCTGAGTTCATCCATCTCGCCGCTAGCGCACATAGCCGGGTTGGCTATGATTTCTTTTCCGCTGTATCCGGCCTCGCCATTCAGAACGTCTTTACCGTCGATGACATAGATGGCCTCCCACTTGCTATCGGCTTCCTTACGCTGGTAAGGGACCAGGTCAGGGTGGATAGTGTGGCTATCGCAGCCCTCGTGCTGAAAGTCGATGGGGATATTTTCTGAGGCATGGCGCTCACAGTTCCACGTGGAACCTTTTGTGGCGGTAGCGTGGGCGCAGGTTCTGCAGTTGCCTTGCTTGGTGGGCTCTCCCTCGTGACAGAAAGAGTAGGCCGGGCAGAACTTGCACAGATACCAAGACTTGCTGGCGCCAGTACACGGCTCAGGCATTCTGTCTGCCAGGGCGATTCGCTTTCCCCTGGCTACCGCCTTCTTGGCCGCGTCTATATCGAAATATACTCGCTCGGTGTATAGCCTGTCGTCGTCTTTACAAACGGCAACGTACAGTGCTCTCTTCAACTTTAGTCCAAGCATGTACACCTGCATTTGGATGTAGTGCATCGGCTTGGAGGCTTGAACGCCTTTCTTTAAGTCATCAAAGCTTTTTTTGCTGTGAGTTTTAAATTCAGCGAGGTGTGGAGTTTCCTCGGCGGTAGGCACGCCATGGTGGATCACGCCGTCTACACTTCCTGATACGTGTGAACCAAAATCGACATGGTCCTGGCTACCGTCAATATCTATGCCAACACTGCGCAGGTCCGAGATAATCTGCGGCTCTTCTAAGTGGCCGCGCCTAAATAGCCGAAGAATACGGCCATCAAACTTCTCTACCACGGCCCATCGGAAGGAAAGCCAAAGCCAGCGATCACAGTGGTGACCCAAGGTTGAGCAGCCCAGGTGAGGGCGTGGCCGTTCTTGACGGTCTTCATGTGCCGCGTCAATCATGCTGGCAATATGCTGGATTGGTTTTGGAATTTCTGACATACTAAATATTCCCTTCTTTACCTGTGTAGTAGTTGGCGGCCTTAATCAGCCGCCTTTTTTTTCAAATAAATAACAAAACGCATAAAAAAACTACGTTTTGTTGCTGGACTTTACTTTTTAGCCCAAGGTGGTGATGCAGCTGCAGGAGCAGCATCAGCCTTCTCAGGCTTCGCAGCCTTCTTAGTGGCCATCGGTACTGCGCCACCCTTCACCGCTCGGAATCCACTCACATCGTTTGATGCATCGTATCCACCGCTGGCTTCACGGATCTTAACCTTGACCTCAAGGTGGCCGCCCACCAATTGATCGGTGTCTTCAACAGAAGGCAGGCCAATCGCTCGCATCATCTCACCCAGCTGCTGGATGCCAATGTCCTGGGCTTTAGGATTGGGGTTGCGAATATTCAAGTTGCCAAAAATAACTCGACCCTGGTGAGCTGGCCCAAGAACATCGTAGCGCATGGCGATGTACTCACCTGTGCCAGCCTTGGTATCCTTCAGTTCAGCAGAGTTGATTGAAACTTCGTACCAGCCCGCAGGGATTGGCTCAAAGTTATTTTCGTTTTCTGGAATGTCGTTTGTGTTATATGATTGTCCGAGATTTCCCATGATTATGCTTCCTTCTCAATAGTGAATGATGGGCGACCAGCCTTAGTGGTGACCGCTCCTAAAAGTGCTTCAGTAATGCTTTCATCGGCAGCCTTCCAGGCAGCCATGTTAATGGATGGAACCCAGCGAAATAGCTGGCCAAGGTGCTCAGTTAATCCCGCCTCAGTTGCCAATTCCTGCAACCGGTCGCCATCAACCTTATTAGTTAACCGCTCTACAATTTTAATTTTGTAGCCGTGGTCGCTAACATTGAGCGTGCCCTGAAAGTAAAAACTGTCCGGGGCGAACTCCTTGACCAGCTTGTCTTCAATGACGCGC